AAAAAGCATTGTGCCGTTGCTTTGTTTTAGCGGACGTTTGCCAAGTGCTTTGTGAATCGTGGTGACTTTGACATTGGGTGAGATAATGCCGTTTGTTTCAAGCATTGCCGACAATACCGCCGCCGCTTTGTGTGTTGGCGTGGCTATAGTGATTAGTTTGTGAGATAGGGACTTAATGACTGTAGCGATGGTTGTGCTTTTTCCTGTACCTGCAAAGCCAGTGAGTAGCACGGGTTGTTTGTTTGTTATGGCTTGGCAAATGGTGTCAAATGCGAGTTGTTGCTGTGGGGTGAGTTTCATATTGTCGCGCCTTCATTAGTGGCAATCATTCAAGAGGTAAGCGGCAGCGAGTGAATGACTCTCGCGCTTCGGGAGCTACCCTAGCCGCTTTGTAATTATCGCGTTTTTAGCGTGTTTTTTCTAATAACTTTTAGCTATAAAGAATAGTTTTTTAATAGTTTTTTAGATGTGTTCCTGCAAAAAAAATGGAACACCAACTGGAACGGCTGTAAGCCTTGCGGCTGTAGAGCTAGAGGGGAATCGTGCCAACGTACCGTTCCGACCTATTATATATATAATAATACTTACAGAGAGAGAGCATTGTATTAAGGTTTTTAGGGGAATTTGTTAAAAGACGACAATTTTTTCTAAAATTGTTTTTAATGCGGAACACTGGAACACTGGAACGTTTCTCTTGTAGCCCTTGCGGCTCTAAGGTTTGACCTGTTCCTGCATGTGTTCCCAACGCTAGAAACGTGTTGCACACTCAAAAACAGTAGGTCAATTCCGTTTGACCGTTCTACATTAGCCTATTTTGATTCTGTCGCGCAATTACTTTTGAAAAAAACAGGCATAAAATAACGAACTGCTTTTCCTTCCTTTTTTTCAAAGATTTTTTCTTGCGCCTGCAATTTAGTCAACATCTCTAATTTTTGCACCGCGTCCATGTTTCTAAATGCTCTAAGTTTTTGGCCGATGTCACGACTTGACGCGCCTTTTTTGCCAAAGTCATAAACAACATTTAGAACATCCTCCTCAATGCCTACTTCCTCATCTAGTCCGTTAATCTCTAATCGTGACAGCAATTTTTCGAGATGAAAAACAATCCAATTAGCCACCCATTGCACAATAGCCTCGTTAATAATCGGTTGTGACGGGTTATTAAACGCACTCAAAGCCACACAAAGCCGCTTAAACGTGCCACACCAACCGAGTGCAATACCTAACAGGTCTTTGCGCTCTTCTGTGCTGCAAGTGGCCTTAATTCGTGTTAATGAGTGGGCAAATAAGGTGGCGGTGTTGTCGTTGTCAAAATCAGCAATCTTTTGCACTGGGTTCATTGATGCAATATCAACAAACTCGCTGCCTGTCTTTTTGATTGCAGCCACAACAACCTTAACATTTGTCGGGAATGGTGCATCAAAATCACGTTCACAAGTCACACTGTCGCCACCATCTGCAATCATTAAACGCTGTAAACTGCCAATACTGTATTGGTCACGTTGCGCTACAAAATCAATGTGCTTGTAACTCATTAAACTAAGCATCGTTAAAGATGGTCGATAAATATTGTACTCAGATATGTGTTTATCACCGTCCCCATCTTTTTTGCCAAAATTCGCGCCTACGCTGTCTTTGTCTAAATATAGAGTGTTATTCAAATACACTTCATTTATCGCGCTCAATGCGCCCTGTATCGCGCCCGATTGCTGCTTTTTGCCGAAACTAATCATATTCGCGTAGTCATCTGTTGCCCAAAACATACGCGGCATGGTTAATAACTGTTTATGCAGGCAACTAGAACCACTGATTTTAGTACCGCGTATGATGTTACGATCACCGCACGCATCAATAGCACTGTTCAAAATCCCTTTGAGCGGTTGTAACTGCCCTGCACTGTCAGCAACTATCGCTAAAAACGCGCTTGAGCTTGTGCCGTCTTTGAGACGCACGCAACGGCTAGACATAGCACACGCAAATGCTAACGTGGCTTGTACGATAGAATACTTGGGAGCTGTACCGATTTGCCCTTTTATCCATTGCGCTACCTCGTTTAAGCATTTAACTGGCAACTCACAGTTAATCTTGACAGTGTCAACAATAATAGGTTTTAACTCGACAACATTGCTATTCAAAAAACTGTTAGCAATTGCCGCACCTTCGTTAATCAATTCACTGTCATCGGGTTTTTTGTAGTCCATATCTAACAATAACGCCGCCTCTTTAACGGCTTTTTTCAGGTCGTTGCTGTGTTGATAGTACAAATACACACTAAACGCACTGTGAGCATAGCCATCTCCCAACGGGTCGCTTGCGTGATGAATATAAACCTTGTCCACGCCTTCACCCGTCAACAAAATACACCCAGCTAATTTGCTTTTAGAGTGTGGACTTAATAACCGTGTTTTCGTGATGCGCTTATAACCGTAGTTTGATAGCAGATTGATTAAATTCATACGCTGATTAAACGCGCCTATCACATCATCATCACCACCTTTAAACACGCGCAAAGGTGCGGATTGTGCCTTGTAATCCTCTTTTTCAACGTGCCACGGACACGCGCTTTTTAGCACGTCCTTGGCTATGTCCCATTGAGTCCATATATTTAGCAGTTCAGTCGGTAACTCTGGTAATTGTTGCCAATCGCCGACCCAAACGTAAGGGCGGTTAGTATCGGGGTGAATAGAAGGCGGCAATACATCTTGAGTCAAGCCACCGCGCAACTCAAAAACAACATCGCTTTCTTTCGGGTTTAACTCATTAGGCCAGTTCAAAGCATGACGTTTTAACTCTATGCCAACAGGTGCGCGATAAATCAATTTTGAGCGATTCATACGCCCCGATTCAATCCGAACACCTTCGCGCATAAGTTGAGCCAAGTTTACGCCAATCGCTTCAAGTGCAATCTGTGAGTGTTCGATGTTGTCAATATCTAGCGTACAAGTACCACTCAAGCCATGAATCAAACCAATACCGTTATGGTCGAATAAATTTAGGTCAGTAATCGGCTTTTGTTCCCATCCTTTTTGAAACGGTTCTTTACCGCGTACCGCGCACAACTTGAAACCGTGATTAACATATTCTTGAGCCGCTTGCTTATTGTTTTGCATTTTCTAATTGTCCTTCTAAATAGTCGGAGAGTTTTTTAACTGTTGGATAAGCCACGTTTTTACCTTTAGCTAACCGAAAAATAGTAGCCTCACCAATACCCGCGTTTTTAGCCACAATAGACAAATGTCTATCTTCTAGCAGTTTTTTGATTTGTTCGATGGTTAGCATTTTTTCACCTTTTTGTTGATTGATGATTGACACAATAAAACTTTATGATTAATATGTCAATCACTGGCACACGAAACATAGAAACCAGTGAAACCAGTGAAACCTAAACCGAAACCAAGAGTACAAGATTATGAATAATTTATCAGGCTACTTCTTCAACGCTGAAGAAGTAGAACCCTCTTCATCATTTGACCCAATCCCAGCAGGTTGGTATCAAGCCATTATTAGCAACAGCGAATTGAAAGCCACCCGTGACGGTTACGGCGAGTATTTATCTTTAACTTTGCAAATTATTGAAGGCCAACACGAAAACCGTCTTGTGTTCGCACGTCTCAATTTGAAAAACGCCAATGACAAAGCGGTTGATATTGCGCGTAAAGACTTGGCTGCTATTTGCCGCGCTGTGGGCGTGATGTCTCCGCAAGCGAGCGAAGAACTGCATGACATCCCTTTGATGATTAAAGTCAAAGTTCGCCCTGCGAGTGGTGATTATGAAGCATCCAATGATATTGGTGGTTATAAAGCGGTTGAAGGTGCGAATTTAACGCCAGCACCTAAAGCAGCATCAAAACCACAAACACCGCCACCAGCACCGAAAACACAAACACCGCCACCAGCAGCAACTCCAGCCAAAAAACCTTGGCAAAAATAAGAACACGTTTTTTAACGCGCTTTAGGGCGCGTTTTTAATTTTTGGAGTACGAGATTATGTCATTTTTAAGCAATATCACACGCAACAAAGCAAAAACAGAGCGCGTTATTATTTACGGCGAATCAGGGTTGGGTAAAACAACATTTGCCACGTCAGCACCAAACCCAATCGTGATACAAACAGAGGACGGGTTAGGCGAAATAGACGTTCCTTGTTTCCCTCTTGCTGAATCATACATTGACGTAATGAAGGCACTCGACAGCCTAGCCAACGAAAACCACGACTTCAAAACAGTCGTTATTGACAGCTTAGACTGGTTAGAATCGTTAATCTGGAAGCAGGTCTGCACTGACAACAAAGTGCCAAGCATTGAAAAAATTGGCTACGGACGCGGCTATAACGAGGCTTTAGTGTTTTGGTCATATTTTTTTGACGAATTAAACAAGTGTCGTGACAAAGGTATGCTTGTAATTATGACCGCCCATTCACAAGTCAACAAAATAGAAGACCCTGAATACCTAACTTTTGACACGCACGACATTAAACTACACAAAAAAGCGGCCGCTTTGTGTCGTGAATTTGCAGACGTTATTGGCTATGCAAGCCTGAAAAAGATTATCAAAGTCACCGAAGGCAAAGGCTTTAATGATGACAGAAACAGGGCGATAAGCACTGGTGAGCGAATCCTTAACCTAAGTGCTAATCCTGCTTATACTGCAAAGAACCGCTACGATATGCCGCCAACTATGCCTTTGCTTTGGTCAGAGTTTGCAAAACACTTGCCAAGCCAAAAATAAACCACACACCCTAAAGCGTGAGCATCGTCTCACGCAACCGAGAAACCAACATGACAATCATTTTAAGAGATTATCAGCAAGACGCTGTACAAAGTGCCTATGCGTACTGGCAGAATGGCACAAGCTGCATCATTGAAGCACCATGTGGCGCAGGTAAAAGCCTGATTATTGGCAAAATCTGCCACGACTCAATTACTCATAACGTGCGCGTTTTAGTCGTAACACACCGCAAAAAACTACTAGAACAAAACGAAGCGGAGCTTAAAAACTTGTTGCCTGGTGCAAATACAGGTTTTTACAGTGCTGGATTAAACCAAAAAACGCAAGACGCACAGATTGTCTTTGCAGGTATTCAAAGCATAGCCAACGCAATAATCCAACACTACGAAATACTTATTATTGACGAGTGCCACCTTGTCGCACCTAGCGAATCAGGCCAGTATTTTCAACTCATTAGCAACCTAAAAGAAGTTAATCCTGAGTTAAAGATTTTAGGATTGACCGCCACGCCCTATCGCTTAGATAGCGGTTATTTGACCGAGTGGGAAATGCCTATTTTTGAGCGTGTCGTATATAAAATTGATGTTAAATTGCTTATTAAACGCGGCTATCTATGCCCTGTTGTGTCGAATGGTGGCGGTGTTAAAGTGGATGTAAGCAAGGTTAAGCACAAGGGTGGTGAGTTTTTAGATAGTGCGCTCGAATCGTTATACATGAGTAAAACGGTTGAGATAGTCGCTGATATTGTCAAAAAAGGGATTGACCGCAAGGCTTGGCTTATCTTTTGTGTGTCGATTGAACACGCTGAACAAGTCACTGCCGAGTTAATAAGTCATGGTGTCAATACGGCTTGCTATCACTCACAAAGCGACAATGACTATATTTTAGATGACTTCGCAAATGGTCGCCTAAAATGCCTTGTTAATGTCAACATACTCACGACAGGCTCTAATTTTCCCATTGCGGATATGTGCGTTTTGATTCGTGCTACTGAATCAACCGCGCTCTATGTGCAGATTGTCGGGCGTGTTATGCGTTTATATCCTGATAAAAAGAATGCACTGTTATTAGATTATGGCTCTAATGTGCTACGTCATGGCTGTATTGATGATGTGATAGTCAAGGCCAAAGGCGAAGGCACAGGCGAAGCACCATCCAAACAATGCCCATCATGCGACACTATTCTACACGCTGCTGTTCGTGAATGTCCCGAATGTGGGTATATCTTTGAACGTGACCCAGAAGGCAATCTTGAGCTAAACGCATTTGATGGTGCGGTATTATCAGACCAGCGCAAGGTACAACGTGTAGAAGTTGACCGTGTGAGCTTTAAGATACACAAAAAGAAGGACAAGCCCGACAGTATCAAAGTGACTTATCATTGCGGCCTAGCTGAGTATTATGAATGGCTAACGCCTGAGCATAGTGAGTTTGGATTGAAAAAGACTCATGCTTTTTTTCGGAATATAGATGATATTTATTTTGAAACTTCTAGTGTATCAATTGAGTTTTTAGAAGATTTGAATGTTGTACGTCATTACAACAA